TATTATGTTCTGTTAGTTTGTGGCTAAGTTAACGCGTTATTAGTTATCTTATTCTCAAATTGTGTTACGATAATCAGAGCTGATAATCAGGAGAGGAAAGATGAGCAAAGTAAAAATCGGTGAATTAATAAACTCACTTGTTAGCGATGTTGAGTCAATAGATAACTCTGACCGTCCTCAAGGGGAAAAAACAAAAAAAATAAAGGCTGTTGCATTAAAATTTAAAAATGCATTATTTAATGATAAGCGAAAGTTTAGGGGGAAAGGATTAGAAAAAAGAATTACAGCCAACACATTCAATGCCTATATGAGCAGGGCCAGAAAACGGTTTGATGATAAACTTCATCATAGCTTTGAAAAAAATATACATCGCCTATCTGAAAAGTATCCTTTATATAATGAGGAGCTATTGTCATGGCTTTCTCTACCTGCTGCCGATATTCGCCAGAGAATGTCAGCTTTACAGGCAAAATTAAAATTAATTATCCCTTTATCAGAAGATTTATCTAATATCAGAATTGGTGATAACAAAAGTCATAATAAGTTATTAAAATTATCAAATAAATATAAAGAGTGGCAATTCGCCATATCTGATTTAACTAGCGATAACTGGAAAGATAAGCGCGATTATTTATATAAATTACTACAGCAAGGATCTGCCTTACTTGAGGAGTTGAATCAGCTAAAAGTTAACCATGAGATTCTCTATCATCTTCAACTAAGCCCTGCCGAACGCGCATCTATACAGCAACGATGGGCGGACGTTCTGCACAATAAGAAACGTAACGTGGTGGTCATTGATTACCCTAAATATATGCAAGCTATTTACGATATTATAAATAGCCCTGCTACATTAAATAATCTAAACACTCGTTCAGGTATGGCTCCTTTGGCATTTGCACTTGCTGCATTGTCAGGAAGACGAATGATTGAGATTATGTATCAAGGTACATTTACTGTTTCTGGTAAGTATACCGTTGATTTTTTAGGCCAAGCAAAAAAAAGAACTTCTGATGATATAACCAGAAAAATATATACATTATGCGAAGCAAAAACATTTGTTTATTTAATAAATGTACTTCGCTCATGCCCAGCAGCATCTGATTTTGATGATGTCGTTAAAGGTTATGGAGATAACGACACACGCTCTGAAAACGGACGGATTAATGCCATATTAGCAAAGGCTTTTAACCCGTGGGTTAAATCATTTTTCAAAGATGACCGCCGTGTTTATAAAGATAGTCGTGCTATTTATGCCCGTATTGCGTATGAAATGTTTTTCCGCGTAGATCCTCGTTGGAAAAACGTAGATGAGGATGTTTTCTTTATGGAAATTTTAGGCCATGACGATGAAAATACTCAATTACACTATAAGCAATTCAAGCTGGCCAACTTCTCAAAGACATGGAGGCCAAATACTGGAAACGAAAATACCAGGCTGGAAGCATTGCAGCAGCTTGATGACGAAATGCCAGGATTCGCCAGAGGAGATGCCGGGGTTCGTCTGCATAACACAGTTAAGCAGCTGGTAGAGCATGACCCCTCTATAAAAATCACGAACAGCACTCTAAGAGCATTCAAATTTAGCCCTACAATGATTAGTCGATACCTGGAATTTGCTGCTGATGCTCTGGGGCAATTTGTTGGCGAAAATGGACAATGGCAGCTGAAAATAGATTCTCCAGAAATCGTTATGCCTGACGAAGAAGAGCTGGAAGCAATACCTGAACAGACGGATGAATTATCAGAGGATGACGATCTGGATGACGACGAAATTGAGATAGAGGAAGAGGAAGAGGAAGAGAGCGTAGAAGAACAGCAACCGCCAGCGCCTTCTTCACCTGTATCTAAGCCGGTATTTAAGCCTGTGAGAAATATTGGTGATGGCTCATACGTTGTTGAGTTTCATTATAATGGCCAGAATTATGCTTGGTCCGGCAGTGCAAACAGCCCTATATCAGCAATGCAGTTAGCATGGCTGACATATTTCGGATAAAGCATACGGTAAAGGCACCGAATTATCGGTGCCTTGTTGTGTGGTCTACCTCGCCTGCCCCTTTTCGTCCTCATCCAACTTTCTGATGGCCGTAGAATCAATACCCGCCGCCATACACACATCAGATGCAACAAACCACGGATCGCCGTTAATCATCACTACACGTACCTGATGCTCTTCCTGAAAGGAAAAGACTGCTAACGCGCTCATTCAGCCTCCTTACCGTGCAGCAATTGCGACGAGAGCGATGCTGAATATCCCTGTGCTTCGTGTGTTAACTCACACGCAATTTGAAGGAGTTTCCCTGCTTCTGAGAGATAAATCGACGCCTCACAGCTGGAGACTGTCCGATGGGCTGATGATACGAGCGCATAGACCTGAGCCAGACGTTCATCCAACGATTCCAGCAGGCCAACAGTGTTCATTTTTACCTGATTCATGCAGCCACCTCGCGCACCGGAATACGGGCAGACAATACCAGGACAAACCGGCTGGCGAACTGGCGACGAGCTTCCCGTTCAGATGACGCGATGGTGGAAAGATGATGGATGTGTGACTTTTTGTCTGTGCGAACGACTGCCGCAAATTTGAATTTGAACATGGTATGCACTCTTGTTTGGTAAAACAGTGCTACCACCAGAGTTGAGAATCTCTATGGGGTGGTAGCCCAAGCGGGGTTCTCAACACCGGCCCAAACGACACCGGCCAGCCTTTCGGCTGCCCCACCTGAGCCACCATAATTCGGATATGCGCAGGCTAATACACACAAAAAAACACGCTGGCGCGTGTTGTGCGTCGTTCGGATTTCGGGGTTGAGAGTCCCGGCTACGGGATTTACCGCAGCGAAGTAACTTTACCGTCAAAACGACGCACACGTCAATAATTTGCAAAGGCATTTTACCCCGTGACCAGTCACGGGGACAGGTGTTTTTATAGTTTGCTTGAACGAGTGTTCAGAAGTTGATCGTTAATCAAAGGCCATTACTGATTAAGAGATTGGAAATACCTAACTAACTTACCGGCATCATCACATTTTTCTTTATCTTCTTCCTTAACATAGCCGCGACAAAAGGCTGAATAAAATTTTGCATTTTCAGAAGCAAATGCAGCCGTCGAAAGGAGCAGTTCTTTGCATGATTCTTTTGATGCAGCATCGGGATTATTTTTACATGCAAGCTCTGCTGATGAGTCAATAACAGAAATGCTATCTTCCTGGGCATAAACCGCAGCAGAAAAGGCAAAACATAAAACAAAAATAAAACTCTTCACTTTATCTCCTGTAACAGTTATCGCAACTCAATCAACTTTTTTAGCATCAGCCATACGCTTCAACCAGTAATCAACAATCGGTTGCTCATCCACAGAATGTTTACCAGGTATAACTCGCCAGCTGTCTGCCGAAAGGCTACCGTATCTATGCGGGAAAAGGCATTTCTTTAGCTCCTGCCATGTGCTAGGAAAACCGTCTGCCAAAGTGCCAATTAACAGAAAAGGGACAAAAATCAGGGCTACAAACCATCGGGCAAGAAAGTGCTCAACAATAACCTCTTCACCGTTATAGTAATACGCATACGTATCCCATATACGAATTTTCCTTACCCTAAAAATGGCCTTATGCTGAGAACGACTTAGCTTGATGCGAATGTATCCCTTATCCAAGAGGGATTGGTGTTTGTATGATTGAACAGCCATTTTTAACCCCACTCACCATCAGCAAACAAAGCGTTATACTCTGACAATGGTAGACGGTTGCCCTCGATGTAGAGATTCAGTTCATACTTCGTCTCCGGGTTTTCCTTGTCGGCTCGTTCCCAACGCTCAGCAGCCTTACGCGCCAATAATTCCACTGCTTTCAGGTAATCCTCCGTACGGAACCAGCCAAAGATAAGGCCACGATCTGTTACAGCCCAGGCGACCTTTTTTTCTTCCTCCTGGATAGCCTTAATGCGTCGATCGCATTCATCCCGGCAGAACTGCAGCTGACGGTAATCAAGTTTGTCCAAAAATGCAGTAGTAGACATATTTTTACTCCCCGTTCACCGAAAAATCACGATAGAAGCGTTTCCACATACGATAAGTCTGCGCGAGTTGTTCACCACGAAACATCGCCTTCCTGGCCTTCATGTTTTCCTTGTGAGACTTTCGATCTATGAACCAAAACCATTGCTGGAACACACAAAGCAAGAGACACAAAGATAATATCCACTGATTACCCATAGAAAGCTCCCTGCTCTTCGTAGCTGCATGAGCTATTCCCGGTAATGTATTCTCGTAACCGCCGCAATTCATTGCTGGACAAGTGATCCATGAACTCTGTGAGATACAGAGATGCAAACGTCATAGCTATGCTGGCTGATGACCATGATGACATAGTGGCCAGCTCCTCACCGGAAAGCGCACTCATCGCCCAGGACTCAGGAACAGCCACCGGCAATACGGCCAAAGCCTCAGAAATTACTGAATGAGGGGCGTTTTGAACCTGCTCGTTTGTGGATCGCGTTTTATCATCCATATATATATTGAGATCCAAATCGCGATCCATTTCGATGGCTGTCTTCTCGGCTTTACGCGTTTTTAGGGTTAGGCCATCTTTCTGACGCTGAACAAGAATATCCAGCATAAATGCCGCTGATTCAGGCTCAACAAAACGCAAGGTTGGACGCTTATCGCCGTCTCTGCCGCGACGTTTACCTGTTTTAAGGCCAAGAGAGTCGCAAATGTTTTTAAACAACGCTTCCGGCACTTTAGGCTTCCCTTTTGGCGTCATAAAACCACCAATGTGCAGAACGTTATTCAACAGGTCACGGCGTTCGGCTGTCATGAGGTTATCTCGAGCGAATTTGAGACGCTCCTGAGTCGCCTCGCCGGTCATAGTCTCAGGGTTGATACCGCAGTCGATAAAGTACTGCCGGAGAGTTGCTGATTTAAGCGCATAGAAACCGCGCGCCCCGACTTCAACAGTAGGAGTAGCTTTTACCTTGTAGTCGATTATTCCAGGGAATTTAGTTTTAAAGACATCATCAGCCTGCTCGCGAGTCATCGCGGTCACTACAAAATATTGCCACTGTCCCGCCTGACGGTATGCGTAGGTAAAATTGATGGCTGCTTCTTCCCGGTCGTAACGACGAGCTGTTACCTCATCTAAAAGCATTGTTTCATAGCGGCGAACTTTGTCTCGAGCACCATCGAAATAGAATTTCAGCGTGCCTTCTTCAACCGGTAGTTTCAGTTCGTTCTCAATATCCCAGCGGACAAGTTTTGCTTGTTCTTCAAGCGTCAGCGCGCGTTTTTTTAGCAGTTCTTCACGCTCTGATTCTTGTGGAGTTTCTGTATTGAGATGCAGATCCAGTGTCTGTTCCCACACAATATCCCGCGCTTCTTTACGCAGATCTTTACCGATATCATTCGCAGCATAATCGGTGGCCAGCGGCGATACCTTATAACCGTCGCTGTGCATGATGCAGATCATGTTGCTGGCGTAGTCGTTACGCGCAGACGCTTCAATTGCGGCTGCTTTAATTTTCATCCTGGTAAAGTCGGTATTGGCCACCCCCATTGATATACGGTCGCCATCGAAAACGACATCCGTCAGTTCACCGTTCATGCCTGCGGTAGCAAGCAATGCCTGGGCGAATGCTCGTTCTATTTTTTGCGGGTCAGTTTCACGTTTTGCGCGAGCTTTATCAAAGCCGATAATAAATTCTTTTGCTGTACGGTCGCGGCGTAGCATTTGCACTGCGTCGCTGGGTACAACTTCACCACAGAACATGCCGAAATGACGGTCAAAATGTTTTTGCTCAATCGACACACCGGATGAAATAGACGGGCTATAAATCAGGCCGTCGTATTTTTTGACCATCTTTTTCGGTTGATTGGTAAATGCTTCAACTTCTGGCTCTGGTTTGTTTTTCTGGTTTACACACAGAAATTTCTTACCAGGAAAATGCATTCTCAGGGTGGCGGTCACATCTTCTGCAAAGGTGGAGCTGTCGGTGGCCAACATGATTTTTTCGCCATTCGATACAGCTTTCACCACCTCGGTCATAATGCGATCTTTTTCTGTATAAAAAACCCGGATTGGCTCACCTGTTTCGCGGTTGCGAACATCAACAGGTAATTCAATTACGTGGATCTGCAGCCATGCCGGTAAACCTAGTTCTTCACGGCGTTTCATAGCCAGTTCAGCCAGGTCAACCAGCAGATCGTTCGCATCAGCATCCACCATTATTGGGTGTTGTTCCGTTCTGGCCAGCGCGTCAATTAACGTATTGAATACAGCCACCGGGTTTTCCATAGCCCGACCGGAAAGAACGGCACGTAGCCCTTGCGTGGCCTCGTCAAAGCCAAAATAGTCGTGCTGGCGCATCAATGGTTGCCAGCAGTTTTTAACAATCGAGTTTATGCAGATGGTCAGTTTACTGGCGTATGGAGCCATTTCCTGATAGCCAGGGTCCTGATAGTGCAGGATATCGGCTTTTACACCTTTTCCTTCTGTCATCATTTCCCACAGGCCACCAATAAGGGAAACACGGTGAGCAACAGAGATACCACGTTCTGAGCTATGCATTAAAGGTCGTAACAATCCAGTAGATTTGCCGGAACCCATACCAGCACGAACGATGACTATCCCCTGTAGTGATTGCACATACTTCAGGACGTCATCGGTCATTACCGAAGTTTCAAAACGCTTATAGGTGATATGTTGAGGACGTTTATTGGGATCAGTTATTCGTTCGCTGAATGAGCGCGGAGCCTGGGCAATACGGCACTTTTTATTCAGGCGACGGGCAATGTGGTCTTTTACCGTAGCGCGATAGATATTTTCCAGCCCAATTTCACGCAGGACGATGCAGAACATGTTAAATAAGTCTGACGGACTGTTAGGAACCGGACAGGTTAGCATGCCAATATCCACTGCTCTCAGCAGCTCTTTGGCAAAAGTACGACGGTTATCCCGCTTAATTGTCTTCAGGCGGTTGAGCGTCAGAGATAGCAAATCAGTGCCAGTTTTCAGGCGGTTTGCAGTTGCAAACAGTTGACGTGCTGTTTCACGAAGTCCACGTAGTTTGTGCAGGTCGTTGAAGTCACTGCACTCCATTTGCGGATCGTCTTCAAAAGTTGGATAGACGCAGCGGACATCGTTGAATTTCGATAAGATTTCATAGCCAGTCCGCAGGCCGGTATTCCCTTTTCCTTCTGTAGCTGATTTCCGGTCATTATCCAGTGCGCAGGTGATTTTTGCCGCCGGGTACATGTTTACCAGTTGTTCCACAACATGAACCATGTTGTTAGCGGATACAGCGACAACCACAGCGTCAAAGCGTTTATCTTTTTTCGTGGCAAGCCAGATGGATGCACCAGTAGCAAAACCTTCTGTAACAGCGATGTTTTGCGCCCCTTTCAGCTCACCGATAACAAAGCAGGCACCGACGAAATCGCCGCTGGTTACGGCGCTGGTCTGGTATTTTCCACCTTGTTTGTCGATTCGCTGCCAACCAACAATACGACCATCGTAACGACCGTCTAGGTGAGCCAGAGGGATAGCCATATACGTGGTTGGCCCCCTGCTCCATTTTGCGCTGTCGTGACTGGTCACGCGACGCACATCACACGAATTAAAAACGTCACGAATACCTTTTTTAATCGCATATGGCCATGAGCCGTCTTCTGCAGGAGCATGTTCCCAAGCACTGTGGAATGCCAGCCATCCCAGCAAACGTTCATGGTCCATTTGGTTGTTTTTCAGGTCATTAATTCGTTTTTGTTCTTCACGGCGACGACGTGCTTCGGCCTGACGTTCTATTCTTGCCCGTTCTTCTTCCGGTTGTGCGACCACGGTCGCATTATTCCGTTGTTGCTCACGGCGATATTCAGAAAACAGGAAGGAGAAACCGCTCCATGAGCCAGCATCGCTGCCTTTATGGACGAAGTTAATGAACGGGTAATCAATCCCTTTGCTGTGTTCCAGTCGGGAGTAAATTTCTACGCGTCCTTTGAGGCTCTTTTCGAGAGCTTCTGGGGATGTTTTATTGTATGAAGAGTAACGCTCAACACCCCCGCGAGGGTTGAGTTGGATGTTGTCGGAACAGGCAGACCAGTTGATACCAGCCATCTGTGCCAGCTCGGTTAGTTCATCCCGTGCTGCTTCAATTAGCGAGAACGGATCGCTGCCAAAGCGATCCGCATAGAAATCGTTTAATGTCATTTTTTAGCCATTCCATGCGAATTATGTTTTTTCGGGTTGAAAAAATCCGCAGGAGCAGCCACAATAAACGCATCTTGAATTGACGGAATCCGTCGCGTTACTGTGGCTGCTTCCTGAAAAGGACCCGAGTTTGCCGACTCGGGTTTTTTTTCGTCTTTTTTCTGCTGCTGTAACCTGAGTCAACCCACAGAACATATGCTCTGCATTAAACCAGATTTACAGCAAACAATAAACCCCGTATTAAGTCATCTACCCTCAACCATGAATGATTTGATCGTTCCGACTATTTGGTGAACAAATTCAAGATCGCTTTTCCTGAAGATAGCGCGTTGTGAATTTGTTCCGTCCAGATAGTAATTTTCATCATCAAAACGGGCCAGGCGCTGGATGGTGATATTTCCTGCAGTATCACGAACCAGAACATCCTCGCCGGGGACCAGTTCCAGCGCAGAATCGACCAGGAGAAAATCGCCAGGCTGATAGTTTCCCTGCGCCAGATTGCTGATAGTTAACGCATAAACAGTATTGCGCTGGCTGATGAATGGCAGGAATCGCTCAGTATTTGGAACCTGTCCTGGCTTCCACTCTTCATCAGGTCCACTTTCAGTTGTGCCAATAACAGGAATGCGATCAGGGTCATATTCTGTCCCATACAGCACCCAATGCACTGGCTTGCGTAAGCATTTAGCCAGGGCAATACCTATCTCCAGTGACGGCATTACGTCGCCACGTTCTAAGTTTTGGACGCCTGCAATAGAGATATCGACAGCCTCAGCAACTTCTCGCAACGTCAGCTTCATCTCTAAACGGCGTGCTTTCAGTCGTTCGCCTCGTGTTTTCATAGCTTAATCATAAATGATCTTCTTATAGCTGGCTATAAAATTTATTTATTATAGCTGGCTTTAAATGCGATTTATTGCTTATAATAACCACATGAAACCAGAAGAACTTATTCGCCACTTTGGCAGTGTAGAAAAAGCAGCGGCTGGGGTAGGTGTAACACCCGGTGCTGTTTACCAATGGTTAACCGCTGGAGAGATTCCTTCATTGCGGCAAAGTGATATTGAAGTTCGTACTGCTTACAAGCTGAAGAGTGACTTTACAACTCGGCGGGTAAAGCAGTCGATTAAGGAGAGCCGTAAGCGTGGAGCTTGAGTATATACGCAGCTGCGTCTCCACGGCATTGGCTGATATTCATTATCGCCAGCGTGGCATCCTAGAGGTCCAGCTTGAGCAGATGCGTCTAGGCAGATCAGGACGCTTTAACAATAAACCAGTCCGGTCAATCAGTGTAGGTGATGATAACTCATACGAAGTGTCTGTTCCTGCTGAGCCGGTTAGATTCCACCAGGGCAAAACATTTAAACAATCATCAATGTTGCTCACTGATATTGATTTTCAGAGCGCCAGCTGGCGCAGGGCTATTGGTCAGTTGAATAACGAGGAATCAGCCTGGCTTTATTATTGCTACGGATGCAAGCCTGACTACAACAATGATGTGATTGTTTGTCAGTGGTTATGGCTTGATTTTCTGGTTGCGCATTCGGGTGGCGGGTTTAAAAAAATGAAGGCCTCCACGAAAAAAGCCATGAGAAAATTGATTTATTACGCGGCACAGCAGGTTAAGTCAGAACTTACGTGTGCTGAGGCAGTTGATGAGAGAGAACAGGACAGGCATCTGAGTTTTCTACTGAATATATCTATTGATAGCTGGAGACAAGATTATAAAGAACGCTGGCTTTTAATTAAGTCGCGATGTCTGAGCTTAAATCGAACTGCATTATTAAATGCGGCGGAGAAGCGCAGTGAAATCATCAAACGCCATCGGGCAGGAAGTGCCATTCTGCCTTTGTAAACAAGTTATGTTCAGGAAACCGTCGAAGCCAGAATTAAGGTATTCGGGGGTAAGAAATGAATATGTTATCTGGTGTCCAACTTGTGGTTACAGGACACGACCAGATAGTAATAAGCAGTCTGTAATTGCCGATTGGTATTTATCAAATCAGCCAGGTAATAAGCATATAGAAAATCTTTGGATTAAGCGTTACTTGGAAATCAGAGAGGGTGCGACCGTGGTCGCACAAGAAAATGAAAATAACGCCATTTAAGCAGGGGCCGATGACGCATGATGAAGCAGAGCGTCTTTCAGATACTTATCGGCGGCGTGGTAAGAAAGTTCTGGTTGTTCGTTCTGATTTTTTAGGTGATGGATATTGCGTTTATGTTCATTTACCTGAATCAGAAAGAGCGCCAAAACCATCCAGAACATATCAACAGAAGTTTTGGGTATAGATAAACGTTGAGGATAATTATTCGTGACTAATCAGATTATTTACGACAGGAAACGGTCTGATGTAATGATTGACCTTGAAACAATGGGTACTAATACATGTGCTGCAATTGTTTCTATCGGGGCAGTGTTTTTTTCTCCAGAAAGTGAGGAATTAGGTCCTACTTTTTATGTGCCAGTGAATCTCAGAAGCTCGATGTTGAATGGTGGTATCGCCGATGGTGATACCATTTTATGGTGGTTGAAACAGAGCAAGGAAGCCAGAGCCGCTATTTGTACTAATGATGCCCTTGATATTAAGGATGCACTTTTTGAATTATCACACTTTATTACTTTCCATGCATGTAATTTAAAAAAGTTGAAAGTATGGGGAAATGGAGCAACGTTCGATAATGTAATTTTACGCGGTGCTTATGAGCGCGTTGGCTTAGCCTGTCCGTGGGAATATTTTAATGATCAGGATGTTCGAACAATCGTTAATCTTGGTCAGTTTATTGGTTTTAATCCTAAAAAAGATATGCCATTTGATGGCGAACGACACAATGCCCTGGCTGATGCTATTCATCAGGCTAAATATGTATCCGCAATTTTCTCCCGTCTTGTAAAAGGGCAAGGAGAATCGTAATGGCAAAGGCTTTTACACCAGAACAGAGGGAAGAACTGAATAAACAAATTGTGGAACTCGTGCGCCTGAATGGACGAGGAACGGTTAGGCAACTTGCGGATGAAACTGGTATTAGCCGGTGTGCTGTTAGTCGTTTATCAAGAGAGCTTGCTGCCAGTGGTGATTTGTATATCTCTGGCTCCGGGATATTTCTGTCTGCACAAGCACGCAAGGACTGGCAAAACGCCCGTAAAAAACTATCAAGAGTAAAGCCGAAGAAATCGGTAGTGGTTGATCCAGACCTTATCTGGTCATTACCTGACGGAGAAATACGTCGTTACGACAGGCGCTTGAACATGATTTGTCACGATTGTCGGAAGAGCGAAGTTATGCAGCGTGTACTGGCGTTTTATCAGGGAAATTTTCATGAGGTGGTGCGGTGAATATCGACACAACAATGACGGTCGATACGGTTCTGAATACTGGTCTGGCCCTGTTTGGTTATTTTTACATCATGTTCAGCGCAGGGAAGTGGGCGGCCACTGTTTTTCTAAAACAGTGGAAAAAACGGCGCAAACAGGAGCTACGCCAGAAGGCATTAGAAGCGTTCTATGACGCATTTGAACTTTACAGCATTGAACCAGGCACAACAGTCAGAGTGGCAACCAAAGGTGATCTGATGATCATGATGTTCCGACAGGAGAAAGCAGAGAAAGGGGAATCCGCATGAAATTTTCCAAATTTTCTGAGTTGGTGAATCGTATCTTGTCCAACAAACACAGCCAGCGTTGCGATATGAATGTAACGATTGTTGTTCATTCACCAGGTAGCATTGGTTCAACACCATCAGTTGATGTTCAGTCAATTCAGGCTGGTTTTGACTGGGATTCCGGACAAGTAATGATTTTTCCAGCCCAGCAACTGACTACGCTAACTCCAGAGCAGGTTGCTGATATTACTGAAAGCGTGCGCAAAGGACAGTCCTGGCACGCATATCAGGAATACAAAAAGCATAAAGAGCAGTTGGAAAAATTGTCTATTGAGCTGGAAGCTGCAAGAAAGCGAATTGTAGAACAGGGAAACAAAGTAACACCAGTGTCAGCTGAACTGCCACCTGCAAATGAAAGTGTTTTGTTATTCGATGCTAACGGAGAAGGCTGGCTGATTGGCTGGCGTTCTCTCTGGTACACCTGGGGACAAAAAGAAACCGGAGACTGGCAGTGGACATTTCAGGTCGGGGATCTTGAAAACGTCAATATCACTCATTGGGCAGTAATGCCGAAAGCACCGGAGGCTGGAGCATAATGATCACGTTTACCGACAAAGAACTGATTAAAGAAATCAAAGAGCGCATAGGCAGCTTGGACGTTCGAGACAATATTGAGCGCCGTGCTTATGAAATTGCACTGGCATCGCTGGAAGCAGATCCAGTTGCTTATATTTTCAAACATCCGGCCGGGAAATTATTCTGGGCTTTAACGGATGAAAGCAATAAAGAGCAAGCGGACGTTATTCCTGTTTATGCCGCCCCTCCAGTGCCAGTAGTACCTGAAGAAAAAACAATGCCTAACCCTCTTAAAATGTACGCGGTCGATGCTGTTGCCGCTATTGCAGAGGTGAGAGGCTGGAACTCCTGCCGCGCCGCCATGCTTCATGGTGCCGAACCTGTAAGCCAAACTTACAAGTCACAACACACGCAGTTTGAACAAGTTGCTGACCTCTACGAAATGCAATTTGATGACGGTCGCACTTGTGCCTTTCACACTGATGCGCAAAAGGCTGCGCAATGGCTTCAGGCATGCGACGGAAACAGGGTTCAGGAATACGTGAAGCTGGAGCGATTGCGTAATGCGCTATCGGGCAACTATCCGGTAACTCTGGATGCCTGGATAAGCTGTAGTGAGCAAATGCCAGATGATGGTCGTATTCAGTTTTCTGTTTCACTTCCAGCAGCATGTGGTGGAGATAAATATTTTATTGATGGTGTATTTCAACCTTTGAGATATGAGCGTGACTGTGAAAAAGCGGTTGTGGCCGCTGGCGGTGTAGTTAATTGGGTTAAGTAATTTTTAGGAGGATTTATGGCGCTGACACCGGCAGAACGGCAAAGAAGACGCAGGGAACGGTTGAAGAAGGAAGGAACATCAAGACGTGACTGGATTCTGGAACCTGACGAGTTACGTATGTTGGGGGAAATTTGTGTATTGCGTAGACCAGGGCGAGTTCCATATTCAGAGAACGAAGTCATCGGACTGCTGATCAGGAAAAACTATAAGGAGTTGCAGAAACAGCTATCTACTACTTGTCCGCGATGTGGTCAAAAAATGCCTGTTTCAGAATGCATTTTTGATGGTGAAGGCTCATGCCACCTTACAACCACGAGGCTGAAACTTGCGCTCAAAGTGTGACTGGTCACGGAGGGATAAATGGACAAAAAGGCATTGCTTTTTGAAATGATACGAAAACGGAGCGAAAAGAGCTTTTCTGATGGTGGTGATGGGCTTTTGAAAGTGGTTGGGCGAGGCGTAGGAAGGGAACATAAGTATCGGACTACAAAGATATTTAACCAGTTAATCCATTGAAAGTTGGCTATAAAATTTGAGTTTTACCCTGTAATTTTATACAGTATCAAATAACCTTTTTTAATTAAATGGTATTAGATTCAATGACTGAAGCACCTGTATCAACTCTTGAAGAACTCGGATCAAACCTAAAAGACATCGACGCCGTTTTAGATCTGGTTAGCGTTGCTCTGGCTTCTCCAGAAGCCAGCTTGCATCTTGGCGAGATTTCACGACTTGTTAGTATGTCGCGGGAGATTGCTCAGAATTGCCAACAAGTTATTGCTGTTGAGTGTTTGCATCATTGATACACACCCCGCCCTTCTGGACGGGGTAGCGAAAAGGGTCTAATCAATAGACGGCATTAATATTAATCGTTGCACCGCATGCTTGGGCATATTTTGATAAAGTTTTCATGCTTGCCCCTAAAGGATTGCTTTCCAGGCGGCTGATAGCTGACGGGCGCAATCCCATTCGTTCAGCCAGAGCTGACTTCGTTAAACCTGCTCTTTCCCTCATTTCGTATAACATTTCGACCATCTCCAGCTCTTTATCGGCCTCTTCATATCCTTTGATGGCTTCTGGAGTGTTGAGAAGTTTTTCTTTTACTTCGTTAAACGGGATGCCTTTCGCTTTCATCAGTTCATCTCCTTCAGGCGAGTTCTGGCGATTTCGATAGCCTTCACCGGTGTTTTCTGTGTCTTTTTTACAAATGCATGCAATAGATAAATTTCGTTACCAGTCGCGTAGGCGTACAGCGTTCTTGCGATGTTTTTATCCCCTACTCGTAGTTCAAAAAGCCCTCCACCTATTACACGGCTATGGGGCATCTTCAGTTTGTTGCCTTCCTTCTCCAGTCGCTCAATTAATCTGGTCATGCGACCTCGCAAATCATCTGGTAGTTCAAGCAGTTCATCCAGTGCTGCAGGGTGGGTTATCACGTTAAACATATTATAGCCTCCATAGCCATAAAATACACCAAAACAAGAAAAAAGCGCAAATTAAAAATTTCACTAAAAAGTGAAAAATAACACTGGATGTGTTCGTTTGGCAGAGTTACAGTTCGTGTCATTGAGGGGCAATAACCCACTAACTATATGAATTTGGAGGATATTATGAATTATCAAGGTAACGAAAAAATGCGCGACGACGTTGCGGAGATAGCTAACGAACTGTATGAGTTGTGGCAGAAGGTTGAACGTTTCGAAAAGGAATATGGTTTCAACAGTACCAACCTGGCAGACCGACTGGCTGGTCGCTTAGTTGGGACTATGGGGCCAAAACTGGCTGAGTTGAACCGCTTTATGGCTGATGTTGATTTCCAGTTTCAAGATTGATTAGAGAGGCGTTATGAATATTAATGAAATTCGTGGAAATATGACTGAAGCGGCCCTGAGTGTGGAATGTGTTATGCGTGGATACCCACGCATTTCCCTGAAAGAGTTAAGCGAAGCCTGTTTTTTGAGTCAAGCTGCCGTTGAATTTATCATCGAACAGATGATCTGTTTTGGGGTTGCAAAGCGTAGCGGGTCTGGTCGATATTCTTTGACCGATGAATATAAGCAGGCAACTTTCTAAAAACTGTGCGACCACGGTCGCACAGCACAAAAACGAAAAAGCTTGGCAAAATTACGGTTTTTAGTTATTGTTTGTTAAGTTGGGTTTTTTGTACCCAACAGCCAACAAGCCGCCTTTATGGCGGTTTTTTTGTGCCTGAAAAGTGGGCGCAGGACAAGTTGCAGCTTGTCCTGCGGTCAACCCATGCCAGAGCTATAGGCTGAACCTAAAGCCCACCCGCGATGCGCATCGCCGGGTTAGCTTACCCAGGCAAAAAAATAATAGCTATGTTCAAAACCACTAATATTCATGGCGCGCAACTCGTTTGCGCAGATTCTCTGCAATTTATCAAAACCATCCCTGATAACTCGGTCAATTTGATTGCAACAGACCCACCATACTTCGGCGTAAAGGCTAACGCATGGGATAACCAGTGGGATAGCGATGCTGACTTTTTGGGGTGGATTGATGAATTTTTGGCAGAATTTTGGCGGATATTGGCCCCTAATGGCAGCCTGTATATGTTTACCGGCTCTCGCCTTGCGTCAAAAATTGAATTATTAACTCGCGACCGTTTCAATGTTCTGAACCATATCATTTGGGCTAAACCCAGTGGTATGTGGCGCGGTTGTCATAAAGAAAGTTTAAGGGCTTATTTTCCTGCCACTGAAAGAATATTATTTGCAGAGCATTACGGCGCGTCAGGTTATGCTAAAGGTCAGTCAGGTTATGCTTCAAAATGTGCAGATTTAAGAAAAAATATTTTTTCTCCACTAATTGATGCTTTTTCGCTGGCTCGCCGTCAGTTAGATATATCAGCCGCAGACATTAATTCAGCAACAGGAAAGCAGATGTGTTCGCACTGGTTTTCTTATTCGCAGTGGCGGCTTCCATCATTAAGTGATTTTAATAAACTATGCGAATTATTTCGTAGGAAGGCAGATTCACTCGGTGTCCCGTGTCCATATCCTTTTAATGTTGATTATTCAGAACATGAAAAGCGTTATAGCGATCTGAAATTGCGTTATGAGGAAGTAAAGAAGCAGTATGATGATTTGAAGGCTCAGTATGAAAATTTGCGCCGCCCATTTCATGTTACTGCTGATGTACCTTATACCGATGTATGGGAGTTTCCTCCTGTGCAATATTATCCTGGCAAGCACCCATGTGAAAAACCTGCAGCGATGATGGAACATATTATAAAAAGTAGTTCCCGCCCCGGAGATATCGTTGCCGATTTCTTTATGGGATCAGGCTCTACTATTAAAGCCGCGCTGAAGTTAGGTCGTCAGGCAATCGGTATTGAGATTGAGGGTGAACGTTATCTTCAGACAGTTGATGAAGTGAAAAAGTTATTTGAGTAACTGAAGAATATATTCCCCTGCCGTTTTTGATGGGGTTATTTCTCGCCGTATAGTTTCCAAGCCGAAACCTCAGCAACTATTGCGAGGTAAGAGATATGAAGATGGATGAACGATACAGCAGCGCATCTTATGGTAGTGCTGGTCTTACTGCGTTCTTTGCCAGCCTGTCATTGCAGGATTGGGGCTTCATTATCGGTGTCGCGTTCAGCATTATCCTCGGTGTACTTACATACCGACTCAATAAACGCGAGCAGATGAAGCGCACGAAGATATTGCAGGACATATTGGATAAAACTGATGCCAATAATATTTCCGCCACGGCGATGGTTATTGGTGAATTGGGAAAGAGAGCACCGAAGGAAATATGATGCAGTCATCATTACGCAAAGCTGTCGCAACTGCTATTGGTGGCGGGGCTATTGCCATAGCATCTGTGCTCATCTCTGGTCCGAGCGGCAACGATGGTCTGGAAGGTGTGAGACATAACCCCTACAAAGACATCGTTGGTGTATGGACTGTATGTTACGGGCATACAGGAAAAGACATTATGCTCGGTAAAACGTATACCGAAGCAGAATGCAAAGCTCTCCTGAATAAAGACCTTGCTACTGTCGCCAGACAAATTAACCCGTACATCAAAGTCGATATACCGGAAACAACGCGTGGTGCTCTTTACTCGTTCGTTTACAACGTGGGTGCAGGCAATTTCAGAACATCGACACTTCTTCGCAAAATCAACCAGGGCGATATCAAAGGTGCATGTGATCAACTACGTCGCTGGACATATGCTGGCGGTAAGCAATGGAAAGGGCTGATGACTCGCCGTGAGATTGAGCGTGAAGTCTGTTTGTGGGGGCAGCAATGAGCAGAGTAACCGCAATTATCTCCGCACTGGTTATCTGCATCATCGTCTGCCTGTCGTGGGCTGTTAATCATTACCGTGATAACGCCATCGCCTACAAAGAACAGCGTGATAAAAAAGTCAGTGAGCTGAAGCAGGCGACCGCCACCATCGCTGACATGCAGCAGCGTCAGCGTGATGTTGCTGCGCTCGATGCAAAATACACGAAGGAGTTGGCTGATGCGAAAGCTGAAAATGATGCTCTTCGGCGCAAGCTTGATAATGGTGGTCGGGTGCTCGTCAAAGGAAAATGCTCTGTGCCATCCTCAGCCGAAACCTCCAGCGCCTCCGGCATGGGCAATGATGCCACCGTCGAACTCTCTCCAGTTGCTGGACGAAACGTTCTCGGTATCCGGGACGGAATCATCAGAGACCAGACAGCACTGAGAACGCTTCAGGAATACATCAAGACGCAATGCCCGAATTAATCCCTCTGTATCAAAAACGAACTCAATTTGTTGGATAGTGAATGAAAATTTATATTGCCGGGCCAATGACTGGATATGAGAACTTTAATCGTGACGCCTTTAATAAAGAGGCAGATCGTTTGTCACGACATGGTCACTCTGTCTTGAATCCAGCCACTTTGCCTAATGGTCTGACACAACGTGAATACATGGATATTTGCTTTGCAATGCTTCGTTGTGCTGATGCTATTTTGATGCTTCCTGGCTGGAAAGCGTCTGCTGGAGCAACTGCTGAGTATCATTACGCATACAAGATGGAGATGCCGGTATTCACTACGCTGAATTACCCGCCAGCTTGTTCCTCTGTAGCATAAAAATCTCTTTGTTTCTCGTGTGCGACCGTGGTCGCACATTAAATACCGCGCTGCATCGTCGCCGTATTTCCGCATTAACCATGACCGTAGCCCGACGGGGAACTCCTCTGCGCGAGTGTGCGGAAATAATCAAAAACGATGCACACCGGGTTTTTACCGCGCTAATGATTCGCGGGTTTGTCCCTCATGCTCGCCAGTCCTGTGCGAGGGTGGAAGAAACAGGGCATGTATTCAGGAGCGTGCGACCGTGGTCGCACGGTATCTTTGTCAGGAGGTTTTGATGAAAGAGTTGCAAAAAATTAATTCAATAATGGAAAGATTAAGTGCTCTTGAGCGTAAGCTGGACGATTGTGGAAAGCTGTGTGTTGAAAAGCAAAATGAGCTTTACCGGGAATTTTTTACAATCGTAAGTGAGCTGATGCCAATTGTTAATAACTGCCTGATGACATCCAGATTTTTTAATGTCGATGCTACTACATCCAGAAAATTTTCTGTGAAAATTCAAGAAAGAGTTTCTGGTAGTGTGACAAGAGAGATGGCTGAACAGTTGGTGGCAATGAGCAATAAAACAAAAAGAAAAAAGGCATTGCTTGTAACAGCAAATCAGCTTTCAGGGCGCGTTGACTTTCAGGTCAGACAGGGTGGGCGTGTACTGGTAAATGATGCGTTCGTTGGACGTAGCTTTAGTCCTTACTCGATAAAATATGATGTTGATGCAGATGATCAGGATATCAGCATTTCCTGGAAATCTGAGACAGCAGGGATTGTATTAACAGCAGAGTTGTTGAGTGATGATAAAAATGATGTCCAGCATCATTTGGACGAAAAGAATCATATTTCTGAAATTTGTATGAAGCCACGCAGCATCACTAATTAAATAGTCCATTACAAAAGCCATTCGCTACTGAGTGGCTTTGATAATGGCTTATACCCTGCACGGGATAACTTAACTGATATCCCTTTTAACGGATAAAGGTATTCAAGCCTGACACATCATGCGCTGCATCGTCGCCGTATTTCCGCATTAACCATGACCGTAGCCCGACGGGGAACTCCTCTGCGCGAGTGTGCGGAAATAATCAAAAACGATGCACACCGGGTTTTTACCGCGTTTATGGTGCGCGGTTTTGTCCCTCATAGTCGCCCGTCCGGTGCGATGGTGGAAGAAGCTGGATATTAATGCAAGTGATAATTATTCTCACCTTTGCGGGTCCTTTCCGGCGATCCGGCAGGCTACGGGGCGGCGACCTCGCGGGTTTTCGCTATTTATGAAAATTTTCCGGTTTAAGGCGTTTCCGTTCTTCTTCTCCGTAACTTAATGTTTTTATTTAAAACACCCCCTGAAAAGAAAGGAAACGACAGGTGCTGAAAACAGGCCTTTTGGCCTCTGTCGTTTCCTTTCTCTGTTTTTGTCCGTGGAATGAACAATGGAAGTCAACAAAAAGCAGCTGGCTGACATTTTCGGTGCGAGTATCCGTACCATTCAGAACTGGCAGGAGCAGGGAATGCCCGTTCTGCGAGGCGGTGGAAAGGGTAATGAGGTGCTTTATGACTCTGCCGCCGTCATAAAATGGTATGCCGAAAGGGATGCTGAAATTGAGAACGAAAAGCTGCGCCGGGAGGTTGAAGAATTACGGCTGGCCAGCGAGGCAGATCTTCACCCCGGAACACTTGAATTTGAGCGCCATCGCCTGACTCGTGCTCAGGCGACGGCGCAAGAACTGAAAAATGCCAAAGAATCGGCTGAAGTGGTGGAAACCGCATTCTGTACTTTCGTGCTGTCGCGTATAGCAAGGGAAATATCCAGTATTCTCGACGGTATTCCTCTGTCGGTGCAGCGACGTTTTCCTGAGCTGGATAACCGGCATATTGATTTCCTGAAACGGGATATCATCAAAGCCATGAACAAAGCAGCCGCGCTGGATGAACTGATACCGGGGTTGCTGAGTGAATATATCGAACAGTCAGGTTAACAGGCTGCGGCATTTTGTCCGCGCCGGGCTTCGCTCACTGTTCAGGCCGGAGCCACAGACCGCCGTTGAATGGGCGGATGCTAATTACTATCTCCCGAAAGAATCCGCATACCAGGAAGGGCGCTGGGAAACACTGCCCTTTCAGCGTGCCATCATGAATGCGATGGGCAGCGACTACATCCGCGAGGTGAATGTGGTGAAGTCTGCCCGTGTTGGTTATTCCAAAATGCTGCTGGGTGTTTATGCCTACTTCATAGAGCATAAGCAGCGTAACACCCTTATCTGGTTGCCGACGGATGGCGATGCCGAAAACTTCATGAAAACCCACGTTGAGCCGACCATCCGTGATATTCCGTCGCTGCTGGCGCTGGCCCCGTGGTATGGCAAAAAGCACCGGGATAACACGCTCACTATGAAGCGTTTCACCAATGGGCGTGGCTTCTGGTGCCTGGGCGGTAAAGCGGCAAAAAACTACCGTGAAAAGTCAGTGGATGTGGCGGGTTATGATGAACTTGCTGCCTTTGATGATGATATTGAACAGGAAGGCTCTCCGACGTTCCTGGGCGACAAGCGTATTGAAGGCTCGGTCTGGCCAAAGTCCATCCGTGGCTCCACGCCCAAAGTGAGAGGCACCTGCCAGATTGAGCGTGCTGCCAGTGAATCCCCGCATTTTATGCGTTTTCATGTTGCCTGCCCGCACTGCGGGGAGGAGCAGTACCTTAAATTTGGCGACAAAGAGACGCCGTTTGGCCTCAAATGGACACCGGATGATCCCTCCAGCGTGTTTTATCTCTGCGAGCATAATGCCTGCGTCATCCGGCAGCAGGAGCTGGATTTCACTGATGCCCGTTATATCTGCGAAAAGACCGGGATCTGGACCCGTGATGGCATTCTCTGGTTTTCGTCATCCGGTGAAGAGATTGAGCCGCCGGACAGCGTGACTTTCCACATCTGGACGGCGTACAGCCCGTTCACCACCTGGGTGCAGATTGTCAAAGACTGGATGAAAACGAAAGGGGATACGGGAAAACGTAAAACCTTCGTGAACACCACGCTCGGTGAGACATGGGAAGCGAAAATCGGTGAACGTCCGGATGCTGAAGTGATGGCAGAGCGGAAAGAGCATTATTCAGCGCCCGTTCCTGACCGTGTGGCTTACCTGACCGCCGGTATCGACTCCCAGCTGGACCGCTACGAAATGCGCGTATGGGGATGGGGGCCGGGTGAGGAAAGCTGGCTGATTGACCGGCAGATTATTATGGGCCGCCACGACGATGAACAGACGCTGCTGCGTGTGGATGAGGCCATCAATAAAACCTATACCCGCCGGAATGGTGCAGAAATGTCGATATCCCGTATCTGCTGGGATATTGGGGGCATTGACCCGACCATTGTGTATGAACGCTCGAAAAAGCATGGGCTGTTCCGGGTGATCCCCATTAAAGGGGCATCCGTCTACGGTAAGCCGGTGGCCAGCATGCCACGTAAGCGAAACAAAAACGGGGTTTACCTTACCGAAATCGGTACGGATACCGCGAAAGAGCAGATTTATAACCGCTTCACACTGACGCCGGAAGGGGATGAACCGCTTCCCGGTGCCGTTCACTTCCCGAATAACCCGGATATTTTTGATCTGACCGAAGCGCAGCAGCTGACTGCTGAAGAGCAGGTCGAAAAATGGGTGGATGGCAGGAAAAAAATACTGTGGGACAGCAAAAAGCGACGCAATGAGGCACTCGACTGCTTCGTTTATGCGCTGGCGGCGCTGCGCATCAGTATTTCCCGCTGGCAGCTGGATCTCAGTGCGCTGCTGGCGAGCCTGCAGGAAGAGGATGGTGCAGCAACCAACAAGAAAACACTGGCAGATTACGCCCGTGCCTTATCCGGAGAGGATGAATGACGCGACAGGAAGAACTTGCCGCTGCCCGTGCGGCACTGCATGACCTGATGACAGGTAAACGGGTGGCAACAGTACAGAAAGACGGACGAAGGGTGGAGTTTACGGCCACTTCCGTGTCTGACCTGAAAAAATATATTGCAGAGCTGGAAGTGCAGACCGGCATGACACAGCGACGCAGGGGACCTGCAGGATTTTATGTATGAAAACGCCCACCATTCCCACCCTTCTGGGGCCGGACGGCATGACATCGCTGCGCGAATATGCCGGTTATCACGGCGGTGGCAGCGGATTTGGTGGGCAGTTGCGGGCGTGGAACCCACCGAGTGAAAGTGTGGATGCAGCCCTGCTGCCCAACTTTACCCGTGGCAATGCCCGCGCAGACGATCTGGTACGCAATAACGGCTATGCTGCCAACGCCATCCAGCTGCATCAGGATCATATCGTCGGGTCCTTTTTCCGTCTCAGTCATCGCCCAAGCTGGCGTTATCTGGGCATCGGGGAGGAAGAAGCCCGTGCCTTTTCCCGCGAGGTTGAAGCGGCATGGAAAGAGTTTGCCGAGGATGACTGCTGCTGCATTGACGTTGAGCGAAAACGCACGTTTACCATGATGATTCGGGAAGGTGTGGCCATGCACGCCTTTAACGGTGAACTGTTCGTTCAGGCCACCTGGGATACCAGTTCGTCGCGGCTTTTCCGGACACAGTTCCGGATGGTCAGCCCGAAGCGCATCAGCAACCCGAACAATACCGGCGACAGCCGGAACTGCCGTGCCGGTGTGCAGATTAATGACAGCGGTGCGGCGCTGGGATATTACGTCAGCGAGGACGGCTATCCTGGCTGGATGCCGCAGAAATGGACATGGATACCCCGTGAGTTACCCGGCGGGCGCGCCTCGTTCATTCACGTTTTTGAACCCGTGGAGGACGGGCAGACTCGCGGTGCAAATGTGTTTTACAGCGTGATGGAGCAGATGAAGATGCTCGACACGCTGCAGAACACGCAGCTGCAGAGCGCCATTGTGAAGGCGATGTATGCCGCCACCATTGAGAGTGAGCTGGATACGCAGTCAGCAATGGATTTTATTCTGGGCGCGAACAGTCAGGAGCAGCGGGACAAGCTGACCGGCTGGATTGGTGAAATTGCCGCGTATTACGCCGCCGCACCGGTCCGGCTGGGAGGCGCAAAAGTGCCGCACCTGATGCCGGGTGACTCACTGAACCTGCAGACGGCTCAGGATACGGATAACGGCTACTCCGTTTTTGAGCAGTCACTGCTGCGGTATATCGCTGCCGGGCTGGGTGTCTCGTATGAGCAGCTTTCCCGGAATTACGCCCAGATGAGCTACTCCACGGCACGGGCCAGCGCGAACGAGTCGTGGGCGCACTTTATGGGACGGCGAAAATTCGTCGCATCCCGTCAGGCGAGCCAGATGTTTCTGTGCTGGCTGGAAGAGGCCATCGTTCGCCGCGTGGTGACGTTACCTTCAAAAGCGCGCTTCAGTTTTCAGGAAGCCCGAAGTGCCTGGGGGAACTGCGACTGGATAGGCTCCGGTCGTATGGCCATCGATGGTCTGAAAGAAGTTCAGGAAGCGGTGATGCTGATAGAAGCCGGACTGAGCACCTACGAGAAAGAGTGCGCGAAACGCGGTGACGACTATCAGGAAATTTTTGCCCAGCAGGTCCGTGAAACGATGGAGCGCCGCGAAGCTGGTCTTAAACCGCCCGCCTGGGCGGCTGCGGCATTTGAATCCGGGCTGCGACAATCAACAGAGGAGGAGAAGAGTGACAGCAGAGCTGCGTAATCTCCCGCATATTGCCAGCATGGCCTTTAATGAGCCGCTGATGCTTGAACCCGCCTATGCGCGGGTTTTCTTTTGTGCGCTTGCAGGCCAGCTTGGGATCAGCCGTCTGACGGATGCGGTGTCCGGTGACAGCCTGGCTGCCGGAGAGGCACCCGCGACGCTGGCGTTATCCGGTGATGATGACGGACCACGACAGGCCCGCAGTTATCAGATCATGAACGGCATCGCCGTGCTGCCGGTGTCCGGCACGCTGGTCAGCCGGACGCGGGCGCTGCAGCCGTATTCGGGGATGACCGGTTACAACGGCATTATCGCCCGTCTGCAACAGGCTGCCAGCGATCCGATGGTGGACGGCATTCTGCTCGATATGGACACGCCCGGCGGGATGGTGGCGGGGGCATTTGACTGCGCTGACATCATCGCCCGTGTGCGTGACATAAAACCGGTATGGGCGCTGGCCAACGACATGAACTGCAGTGCAGGTCAGCTGCTTGCCAGTGCCGCCTCCCGGCGTCTGGTCACGCAGACCGCCCGGACAGGCTCTATCGGCGTCATGATGGCTCACAGTAATTACGGTGCTGCGCTGGAGAAACAGGGCGTGGAAATCACGCTGATTTACAGCGGCAGCCATAAGGTGGATGGCAATCCCTACAGCCATCTTCCGGATGACGTCCGGGAGACACTGCAGTCCCGGATGGACGCAACCCGCCAGATGTTTGCGCAGAAGGTGTCGGCATATACCGGCCTGTCTGTGCAGGCTGTGCTGGATACCGAGGCTGCAGTGTACAGCGGTCAGGAGGCCATTGATGCCGGACTGGCTGATGAACTTGTTAACAGCACCGATGCGATCACCGTCATGCGTGATGCACTGGATGCACGTAAATCCCGTCTCTCAGGAGGGCGAATGACCAAAGAGACTAAATCAACAACTGTTTCAGCCACTGCTTCGCAGGCTGACGTTACTGACGTGGTGCCAGCGACGGAGGGCGAAAACGCCAGCGCGGCGCAGCCGGACGTGAACGCGCAGATCACCGCAGCGGTTGCGGCAGAAAACAGCCGCATTATGGGGATCCTCAACTGTGAGGAGGCTCACGGACGCGAAGAACAGGCCCGCGTGCTGGCCGAAACCCCCGGTATGACCGTGGAAACGGCCCGCCGCATTCTGGCCGCAGCACCACAGAGTGCACAGGCGCGCAGTGACACTGCGCTGGATCGTCTGATGCAGGGTGCACCGGCACCGCTGGCTGCAGGTAACCCGGCATCTGATGCCGTTAACGATTTGCTGAACACACCAGTGTAAGGGATGTTTATGACGAGCAAAGAAACCTTTACCCATTACCAGCCGCTGGGCAACAGTGACCCGGCTCATACCGCAACCGCGCCCGGCGGATTGAGTGCGAAAGCGCCTGCAATGACCCCGCTGATGCTGGACACCTCCACCCGTAAGCTGGTTGCGTGGGATGGCACCACCGACGGTGCTGCCGTTGGCATTCTGGCGGTTGCTGCTGACCAGACCAGCACCGCGCTGACGTTCTACAAGTCCGGCACGTTCCGTTATGAGGATGTGCTCTGGCCGGAGGCTGCCAGCGACGAGACGAAAAAACGGACCGCGTTTGCCGGAACGGCAATCAGCATCGTTTAACCTTACCCTTCATCACTAAAGGCCGCCTGTGCGGCTTTTTTTACGGGATTTTTTTATGTCGATGTACACAACCGCCCAACTGCTGGCGGCAAATGAGCAGAAATTTAAGTTTGATCCGCTGTTTCTGCGTCTCTTTTTCCGTGAAAGCTATCCCTTCACCACGGAGAAAGTCTATCTCTCACAAATTCCGGGACTGGTAAACATGGCGCTGTACGTTTCGCCGATTGTTTCCGGTGAGGTTATCCGTTCCCGTGGCGGCTCCACCTCTGAATTTACGCCGGGATATGTCAAGCCGAAGCACTTAGCATGGCTTTCTGAGGCTTTCGTGTAGTTGCTGGTTTTTACACTTAATCTTTTGATAATAAAGAATAAGTTTATCTGGCGCTTTCACTGAATTTTCCTCGTTATCTGTGTGTTGCAATCATCTCTGTATTGCAGCTTGTATTGCTTTTTGGGGCTAAAAATGGCTGGCGAGAACAAACTGAGCGACAAAGCGCTTAAAGGATATCTGGGGAAACCCAGAGAAAAGCAGATCACCATTGCTGATGGAAAGGGGCTTTCTATTCGTGTGAGTACTAAAGGGGCTGTGAGCTTTGTTTTCTTCTACAGGTTAGCAGGTGGTCGGGCTGCTCCGGTCTGGCTAACGTTGGGTAAATATCCTGATATGTCACTCAAACAGGCAAGGGAAAAGCGCGACGAGTGCCGTGGTTGGTTGGCTGACAAACGTGATCCGCGTATCCAGATTAAGATTCAGGCTGAAGAACGCTTAAAGCCGGTCACAGTGGAGGATGCACTAAATTACTGGTATGAAAATTACTGTAAGGTGCGTCGTAAAACTCATGCTGTAACGCTTGGCAGATTTCGAAAGCATATCTTTCCCTATATCGGTCATTTGCCCGTAAATGACACTCACCTATATGAATGGCTGGACTGTTTTGACCGAATTAAACGTAATGCACCAGTTATGGCGGCGTATGTTTTTTCTGACACTAAATTAGCTCTTCGTTTTTGTCGGATACGCCAGTACGCGACGTGTGATGCTTTAAAGGATTTGCGCATGAGTGATGTGGGGCAGATTGCAGGTAAGCGGGATCGGGTTCTGGATGAAGCCGAACTCGGCCAGCTCTGGAAGGCAATTTTTGTCGAGCCTGATTTAAAACTAATGTCTGAATACACGCGAAAAATGTTTGTGCTTTGTACAGTATTTGGATGTCGAATGAGTGAAGCCCGATTATCAGAATGGAGCGAATGGGATCTCGAAAGTTGGGTTTGGACTGTGCCAAAAGATCACTCAAAAACTGGTGTTGAAATCGTCAGACCAGTACCTGAAATTCTACGACAGTGGGTAACGGATGTTCACGAAGAGACAAAACATACTGGTTATGTGCTGGGAAGTCTGCGAATTAGAGAAAGCGTAAGCAAGATTGGGGGGAAAATCGGTAAACGTTTGGGCCATGAAAAACAATGGTCACTACACGACCTTAGAAGAACGCTATCTACTCATCTAAGTGATCTCGGTGTTGAATTTTATGTAGTAGAACAACTGTTAGGCCATGCGCTACCTGGCGTGGCAGGTGTTTACAACCGGAGTAAGTTTATGGCTAAAAAACTGGATGCTCTGGAACTCTGGACTACATATCTCAATAGCATCGCAGCTGCTGATTCAAAAGTGACAATCCTCAAACAAAAGGCTGGTTAGCATGAAAAAAATGGCAATTGTTGATAAAAAGGGTCTGGAGTACATTCCTAACATTGACCGAATGATCCGTGAGAAAGAATGTCGGGAGCTAACTACTCTTGCGAACAGCACACGCTGGAAGCTGGAGAAGGAAGGAAAATTTCCTAAGCGGATCAAGATTGGTTCCACTGCTGTTGCATATCGTCTTTCAGAAGTGCAGGCATGGATTCGAGGTGAGTGGGAAACAACTTAACTATTAGGTGGGCATTGTGGCTATATTTCATTATACAGATCTTTTTGGTTTGAAAGGTATATTAGACTCTAATTCTTTATGGGCTACAAACATATATTTCTTAAATGATAAAGAGGAGTCTAACCATGGATGTGAATGCTTTCGAAATACAATTAAAATAGTTGATGGCAATATCATTCCAAAAGATAAGAAAACTATTTTGCTCAAGTCTCTTGACATGTATGAGAAAGGGAGGTTACAAAAAGAAAAAGGGATTGATAAACATGTTTATAGCATCTCTTTTTGTAAGGAAAACGATAAGTTAAGTCAGTGGAGAGGTTACGGAAATAAACAGGGTGTTTGCATTGAGTTTGATGCGGATGAACTTGTGAGCTTTTCTCAAAATATTTATTTAAATTGTGTTGCACATGATGTTATATATTCAAATAATAACGATATTACTAAGATGAGTAAGGAGTTGGGAGAGTTTTTTTCTTGTAATGGTATTAATATTAAAGAAATGAATGATCATTTTGTAACAATGGTCTCTACGTATCAATTTATATCTAAATACATCCCATTTTTTAAACATCCTAGTTTTATCGAAGAGAATGAATTTAGATTGGTATTTACTCCGTGGATGCAAATGCCAGATGTGCACTTCAGAATAAATAATAATGGAATCATCCCTTATATCATCATTGATAATAAAGATAATAGAAAGTTACCAATTAAAAGCATTACAATTGGCCCGACAAACGATTATGATTTCATTGAGGCTGGTATAAAAATGTTCTTGGATTCAAGAGGATTTAGTTCTGTGGAAATTAAATCCTCATCAATTCCATTCAGGGGGTAAGGATTAACACTTTTAATCTGTGATATTATAAAAATGGTGGATAAAGGCGACCAGAATTGGTCGCCAATGTGAGTATATAGTTAGCCTTAATCAGAATACGAGGTTATCGCCTGATAGGCAATGTGAACAGTTCAATATTTAGGTGGTTCAACAAGAGCGTTTATCATTGCTCTCAAATTATCGCGAACACTTATCCAAGTCTGTTCTGCTCGTTCTAACTCATCAGTGTACAACTTTAATGTTTTATCTATGCCATATGTGGCTATTAAATTTATAGCTTCTTGTAATTTTTCAGGATTATTCCTTCTTGGGGGAGTGAATATACCACGGATTTTTCCGGTAATTAAAGCTTTACGGTGTCTACATAGAATACCTTTACTTCCTGCTGGACAATTACAAGTCATGATTAGCGAGCCAGAATCGTTTGATACAGTGACTATGTATACATCCAAACTACTGCTACTTGTTGCGAAGAATTCGTATTTCATGTGTTAGCTCCTTGACTTCAATTATTCTTATCCTTTTGGTTCAATACCGCGCCGTAGCAGCTCTTTGCGCCCTAATTCTTTAAGCCAGTTGGCTAGGCTTATGCCGTCGCTCTGCGCTTCTTTGTCGAATTGCTCTTTTAGCTCTGGAGAAATTCGCATTCTGAATTGTGGAGATTGCCCATCACCCTTAGGACTTTTATCGCGTTTGATCGTTGACAAGTGACCACCTATTGAATTAGCCTTTTCATTGTTAGGTGACCACCTTAACACGGGGGCACTTAAAAAAGCAAAGCCCGAAGGTGCTGGGAACACCAACGGGCTTCTAACCACCAACGATAGCAACAGTATCGAGGTAGCTATGAGAAATCATACCACACACCCGCAAGGGCGGGACCCGCACAACCTGAATAAATACATCTGGCGTTTTATCGCCTTGAGTACGGCACAACCGCGCATGATTACCATCGAGGCCATCAGCGAACAGGAAGCCCGCCAGCAATCCCCAACTGGCTGCGTGATGGTATTCGCCGCCCGTATTCGTCAGGAGGTGTGCCGTGCTTAAAACCTTCCGTGTATTTGCCCGAGCTGTTAACCCACTGGGCCACACAATTGGTATCACTCAGAACGTGAAGGCTGTTAATGTTCAGACGGCTATTGCTGCGGTGAGAAGCGAATCATCAGAATATGGCTTATCACAAGTCATTATTTCAGCAGTGTATGAATTAAAAGAGGTGCATTAATGCAGGAAATCACATTACACGAAGCCGCTGAACGTGCGCACCAGACAGAAATTATTTGCCGCCTTCTTGAGGTATACCCGAACAAAATTACAGATGCTGATATATCCGCGCTGGCGAGCCTACTGGCGCGCCTTTCGGGAAGTGTCACTAGTTTCCTGATTGAGGAAGAAAGTAAGCTGGTGGGGGATTAAATGAATACAGAACGGGAAGTCTTTTTTAAATTGTTAGCATGTGCAGAAAGTTCATTAACTTTAAATAATTCAGCAAAAGCAATATTAAATATGTGGCTTGATTGCATAAATGACAATGAAGATGCAAATATTGCTTATGGCCTGTTGTCACTTATTGATGAATCAGCAGAAAAACTCAATGACGCAATAAATAGTGCCCTGCTATCAAATAAGTCGAGTTAAGTCGAGGAATAAATAATATGGAAATGAAAAATTCTGGCTTTATTGCCAGCGGCCCCGCTCGGCCTGAATTTATGAACGGCGATATTTACCGCGATAAATACGGCGGCACGGTAACGATTAAAGGCGTGGCAGAACGGCGCATCACTTACCGCCGTGAGGGGTATAGCTATGACTGCGTGATGCCTGTTTATCAGTTCCGGCGTGATTTTTCCCTGGTATATGCCGCACCCCGCAGTAAGCCCATCAGCAGGGAAAAGCGCGGGGAAACATCCAGAAAATGAAAAGCATGATTAACGCATTCAGGGGCAAAAAATGAAACTGGCACCGAACTTAAAAAAACAGCCACGCGACAGACTGACAGAGGTAATCATCTTTGCAGGTAGTGATGCGTGGAGCCATGCGAAAGAGTGGCGGGAATGGGCGGGTAAACATATTGCCGCCGACGATGTGCCGCCTGTCGTGCTGGCTGATGAGCAACTGAAAAATATCACCGATTACCGGATCATTGATGAAGATCGTCAGTGTGTGCGTGTTTACCGCGCAGGACATATCACAGAGCACAGCATGACGCAGATTGTTACGTTACTGGCTGTGGCTGGAGGGAAGACCGTACACGAATACGCGGGGATTACTGACACCAGCCCAGTGGATTTATCCGAGCAGTTGCCGCGACTCAAAGAGGAATGCGAGCGTGGGGAAAGTCTGGTGCTTAATCTTCCGACGAAGCAAAAGGCGCAACTTTCACAGATGGCAGACAGTGAACGTGCACAACTACTTGCCGATCGCTTTGATGGTGTGTGTGTTCATGCAGAAAGTGAAATCGTCCACGTATGGCGCGGCGGGGTATGGTGTCCGGTCAGCACAATGGAGCTGAGCCGCGAAATGGTGGCGATCTATTCAGAGCACAGGGCCACGTTCAGCAAACGTGTAATCAATAACGCCGTGGAAGCGTTAAAAGTTATTGCCGACCCCATGGGGGAGCCGTCCGGTGATTTGCTACCGTTCACTAATGGTGTGCTTAACCTGAAAACGGGGGAATTTTCTCCGCACTCGCCGGAGCACTGGAGCACCACGCACAATGGCATTGAGTACACGCCACCAGCACCAGGGGAGAACATCCGCGATAACGCGCCAAACTTTCATAAATGGCTTGAGCACGCAGCCGGAAAAGACCCGCGCAAGATGATGCGTATATGTGCCGCGTTATACATGATTATGGCGAACCGCTACGACTGGCAGATGTTCATTGAGGCCACCGGAGACGGGGGAAGCGGTAAGAGTACATTTACCCATATTGCCACCCTGCTTGCTGGCAAACAGAACACCGTAAGCGCGGAGATGACATCACTCGATGATGCAGGAGGGCGCGCGCAGGTTGTCGGGAGTCGTCTTATCGTCCTTGCCGATCAGCCGAAATATACGGGGGAAGGCACGGGCATCAAGAAAATCACGGGAGGCGATCCCGTTGAAATTAACCCGAAATATGAGAAGCGATTCACGACGATAATAAGGGCGGTGGTACTGGCAACCAATAACGACCCGATGATCTTTACCGAACGGGCCGGAGGTGTGGCACGTCGTCGCGTGATTTTCCGTTTCGACAATATCGTCAGTGAGGCCGAAAAAGACAGGGAGCTACCGGAAAAGATCGCGGCTGAAATCCCTGTCATTATCCGCCGATTGCTGGCGAACTTTACCGACCCTGAGAAGGCACGGGCTTTACTACTGGAACAGCGTGACGGTGATGAAGCTCTGGCAATAAAGCAACAGACGGATCCGGTTATTGAGTTTTGCCAGTTCCTGAATTTTCTGGAGGAAGCACGCGGCCTGATGATGGGCGGCGGTGGCGATTCAGTGAAGTACACGACCAGAAACAGCCTTTACCGCGTCTATCTGGCGTTTATGGCGTACGCAGGCAGGAGCAAACCGCTAAACGTAAATGACTTTGGCAAGGCTATGAAGCCAGCCGCGAAAGTTTACGGACATGAATATATTACGCGGAAAGTTAAGGGAGTAACGCAGACTAACGCAATAACAACAGACGAGTGCGACGCGTTTTTATAATTTTTTGTAATTGCTGTCTACCCTGTCTACCTGAGTAAAGAAAAATACATTTAATTCAGTGCATTAAGTTAGGTAGATAGCCTTTTTTTACTGTCTACCCACTATCTACCCTCTCTACCTGATTTTACCTGAATCAGACAGGGAGGTAGACACGGGGTAGATAGTGGATAAAAGCACTCTACCCCGCTGAAAGCCGCGCCATTACTGGTATGAGGGCCACTAAGGTAGATAAGGTAGACAAGGGGAGGCACAACTCAAAACTTTTTAAACGAGGGGGTAAAAATAAATATGCACACTTCAGGGAAATTTAATAAATCACTCAAAAAACGCAGAGACAGAACAGAACCGAAATATCGCGCGTTAGACATGACAGAGCACGCTTTAAAGGTGGCAATCAGAACGATAGACCGCCACGCGGGGGAAGGATACGCGAAAGCACATCCCGAACTGATAAGCGCATTCATGACCACGACGGCGGCAAATTTTGCCACGCTGACAGAGCGGGAGATTGCCGAAGCGGAACAGGTAACAACCATCAACGTTAAAACCGGAGAGGTGGAATCATGACAGCACAGATAGCAGCTTACGGGCGGCTGGTGGACGACCCGCAGGTAAAACAGACCAGCAAGGGCACACCGATGACGCTGGCGCGTATGGCGGTCCCCCTTCCGTGCAGCCAGGCAGATGACGGAACGGCGACGATGTGGTTATCCGTCCTGGCATTTGGCAGACAGGCCGAAGCACTGGAAAGGCACCGCAAGGGTGAACTCCTGAGCGTGGCGGGTAACATGCAGATGAGCCAGTGGACTGGGCAGAACGGAGAAACGCGGCAGGGCTGGCAGGTTATCGCAGACAGTGTAATCAGTGCGCGAACGGCGCGACTGGGCGGCAAAAAAGGTCAACAGGGCCAGGCTACTGACGCGCTGAACAGGGCAAAACAACAGGCGGGGAATGATGATCCGTACGGGGATAACATACCGTTTTAAGCGACGAGAGACAGAAGC